CAAATCCATCCTCTGGTGGATCTTCACTCACAACTCTTAATGCATGAACTGCACCAGAAGTGCTACCAGTTATATCCTCTCCAATACTAAACATTCCAGATACATTTGCTACCTCTAGAATGTTTGTAGTAGCACTCCAAGTTCTTACCCTACCCTTAACACCAGTAATAGATCCTGTAACAATTTCATTAAATTTAAAGTTACCACTATTATCAAGAGATGGATCACCAATTGTAATTGTAGGACTAGAAGTATATCCAGCACCAGCATTAACAATATTGATAGAAGTAATCGTTCCAGCAGAACTCACAACGGCTTCAGCAGTTGCTTGTGTACCAACACCAACAGGTGCAGTAATAGTTACTGTAGGTGCTGTAGTGTACCCAGAACCAGCATCAGAGAGTGTAACGATACCAACAGTCCCATCACCTATAAAGACTGTTCCAGCAGCACCTGAACCCCCTCCACCAGTGATTTGTAGTGTAGGTGCAAGAGTATATCCAGCACCTGGATTTGTAATAACAACTGACTGAACTGATTTGAGATTATTGCTAATATTTAAATTACATACATTAATACCACTAATCATTGTAGCAGTAAGAATACCTGTAACCTTACCAGCAGGGGCAGAACTGACTCCAATGGTAGGAATAGCACTATATCCACCACCCCTATTACTTAAGGTAATTAATCTAATAGATCCTTCTGTATTAAATCCAACTACAGCACTAGCAGTTGCTCCAGTACCTACAAGTGTAAGAGTTTGAGAAGATCCAAGAAGTGTTGATAAACCATCTTCAGAAGTTCCATCTGCATTATCACCAATTAGAGTATCATCAATTTCAGAAACTCCAGTATCAATAACCTCATCCTCGTAACGGAAGAGTTCACATTTAAGAGTATAAACGTAATTCTTTTTTAACTGGTAGAATGGTTTTTCATGCTCAACATATTTGATTTCAAATAAACGATCACCTAGTGGAAAATAAACTAAATCACCCTCTTTAGGTCGGGTAGTTAACTTTACATTAGATTCGTTTTTAAGTAATGGTTGAATATATGTTTCCCATCTTTCTCTAGAAATAACAAGAGTTACTTCATTAGTTTGTTCAATACCAAACTTTGAAAGTAGAGTAGGATTTTCTGCATATCCATCAAAATTATCTACATAAGCTTCTAGTGGATATGAATCATCAAATACTGATTGAACAACTTCCCTCAAGATAGTCTTTTCATTCATGTATTTGCGAGGAAGATAATGTACCTCAACACCATACATCCTCAACTGTTCGTTGATTAAATCTTGTACAAGATTCTGTTCAGATTTAGATCCTTGTTGGAAAAATGGATTCAGCACTATATTATCCTATCATATCCAGAGGTGGAAGTTCGTATGTATTAGACATCTGTTCTCTGATAATTTCTAGGTCTTTTTCTGCATCATCATAGATTTGTCTCCCATTCATTTCAATTCCACCAGGTAATTTAACACCTTGGAACTTAAGTAAATTTTGACCCCATTGTTTTTTAAGAAGAGCAGTAGCATATCTCTTTAAGAATGAATCATTCCATACCCTAGTATAATCATTAGGATTAAGAAGTCTAAAACACTCAAGGACTATAAACTCATCAACCTCACATGCTGACCAATCAATATCTAAATATAATCTATCTTGCCTTTGATTAAATCTAATTTGTTTTTCAGTAGTTAATAAGAAATCAATATCAGACAAATATGTCTGGGTCATTGCATAACTTAAAAGACCATTGTATCCCATATTAAAAGCAATATCATTTAAGAATAACTGATATTTAATACTAAACATATTATTGGATATTGCATTACTTCCACCAAAACGGAATATCTTTTCTACTCCAATTACTGATGGTGGAACTTGTATGTAATTGCTATTTTCATACCAACTAAAAGTTTGATCTGTTCCTGCAATATTTGATGTTGCAGTCTCTGTTGTTATTCCTGTTCTTTTCTTTCCTGTTAGTACAGAGGCTCTTCCTCTATCAATATCTGCTTGAGTTATTTGATACTTAAGATAAGTTCTAACTACACCATCAAAATGCCTTTCATGGAAATACTGAATAGCGTCGTCAATTCTATCTTCGCACTGTTCATCAGCAACATTAATCTCCAACACGGGAGCACCTAATTGCCTTAAACAATACTCTTTAAATTCAGATCTACTTGCTGGTTGTGCCATTTATACTCTACCTCTATAATATTTAGGGTGCGGAAGCAATTCCAGTATATACTAATATATTTCCGTTTACTATATTATAAATTGTTGCTCCAGAACTTACTAGAACATTGTATTCATATCTACCCTCAGATAGACTTCTTGTAGCAGTGGATCCCATTGATATATCAAATATTCCACCACCAGCACTACTAAACCCAACGGTAAAGGTTGCTGTAGGTGTAGTGGTTGCACCAACACCTGCACTTTTTTGCATCTGGGATGATCCACTCCAAACTGAAGTAGTAGTTAATCCTTGAAAATCATAAGCAACATCAGAAGTATCAACTACATTAAAAGTAGCCTTAAAATCTGCTCCAGTATAAAGTGCTAAATTAGCAGCATACGGGACTCCTGCATTTGGATCAAATGTAAGATTTTTACTTGCCATTGACTAACTCCCTTAGTAGTGATTTAATTTCACCAATTTCACCCTTTAAACTAGCAAGATCGTGTTCCATAGATTCCACTCTTTCGTTTCGTGACAATTTTGCCTTTCTACCAGCAGTATAATGAGTATAATCTAAAGAATTCACATTTATTATGGCATTTGTTTTAGGATCTCTTGCAAGATCCTGATGCCCTTCAATATTATAATGTTCCATATTATGCTAGTGCCATAACTCTTAGATCTTTCACTCTAGGAACATAACACTGATCAGAAGATATTAATAGAATTTTAATTCTATAGTATCTAAATGCTGGAAGATCATCTGCAGTAAAGGTATAATCACTAAATTGTACAGAATCACCAAAACCATATTGATTGGTTTTAGGAACAAATGAATCAGACTGACCATTATTATTAGCAGAATTGATTACTTGCCCTTTGTTATTGATGTTCTCAAATCCTGGGAAAGGAGTAAAGATTGGTTGGAAACCAGTTCTATCACCAATGGCATAGAAACATCTAATATCAGCATCAGCATGAACATGTCCACCTAATAATATCTTAATAGAAGTAGCAGCATTTTCAAGAGATATCTCCTTGGTAATATACTGACATCCTGTAGGATCTTCATTCATAGTCTTCACCCTACCATCAGTAGCATAATTACTAACAACATCATTAACTCTGTTATTTGTAAGAATGGTACTCACTCTTTGAGCATCAAGAACAGGAGATAATCTAGGATCAGTCGTTATGAGAGTTAATCTCATCTGCATAGATTTATTTCCTTCAAAATTATCTAACCTATCATCCTCATTTACCTTTGAGTAAACTGCTCTAGGACTGGTCATATAATTACTTTCACCAATAGTAACAGATTCAAATCCCTGATCAATGTAAGGAATTTCATCTCCACTTAAACTAGTAGCAGAAGTAGTTCTAATTTCTGCACCAATTGAAGTTCCTGTTACTGTCATGTTGTGACAAATAGGAGTTATGATTTGGAACTGCATGTTTTGAGTTGCCTTAACCTGATATCCTCCAGTGGTCTGAGTTTGACCCAGATATAATTTAGGGAATCCAACATCAGTGCTTCTATCTGTAGTATCATTATGTGTTATACCATCAATATTATCTTCACCTGACATGTCAAGTTTGATATTATACGAATCAAAACCAATTGATCCAGAAGTTGCTGTAGCAGTTGAAGTAGATAAACCATGAGTTCTATTAACTCTTGCTAAAGAAACTCCACTAAGTTCATACTTATTAACAGGAGTGCCAACTGCATAATTGATCTTATTACTTCCCCTATTGGCAATAGTAAGAACATTACCAGAAACGTTGTTATACTGAATAACTTCTTCTCCAATCTTAACTAATCCTATGTTAGTTGTTCCAACTCCAACATTTTCAAAATTCTCATAAACACTTCCATCATCTACAGTAAAGGAACTACTATTACCTGTATCTAAAGCAAGACTTAGTTTTGATGGTTTAACATTTCCAACAACACCAGATATCTTAACTATATTTTCAGTATCGTACATTCCATGATTCTGATGATTAACTTTAATATGTAATCCATCAGATTCATTGTCAATTGAATTGATAGTAACATTACCACCATGACTAAAGTTTAATTCTGTAGTAACACCAGCACTATTGGTATACCTCATAGTCTTACCAGCACCAGTAGCAAAGTTGCCTTGAACATTTTCCAATGTAATTTCATTGGTCATTCCAATACCAGCAATGGTAAATTGACCATCTCTACCAACAGTTCCACTACCACCAGTAGAAAGACCAATAGTGGTAATTCCAACAACATCACCTACTTCATAACCACTTCCACCAGAAGTAACAGTACAAGCACCAACTTGACCATTCTCAATAAAGACATTACCAACAGCACCTCTTCCTTGACCTGTAACAGTTTCTAAGTTAACACCAGTAAATGTAAGATTGCCATCTAGAGGTGTATATCCAATACCTACATTAGCAATCGTAAGTGTACCTGTAGCAGAACCACCAGCACCTACTAAATTACCTGTTGCATTCGTTCCATCTTGAGAGAATGTGTTACCCAATTCATAACTATCAGCAACTGTTGTTGCAAGACCAACTCTTACCTTTTTAGAATTGATAATTAATGGATCAGGTCTAAGTGTTGGGATCTGATTATTTCCTCTTGTTAATTCTGGACTATAGAATTCTACAGTTCCATTAGGTTCAAAGTCTGCTCTATACATTGTAAACTTAAGATCTTCCCACTGACTTGGTTCCCATGTAGAAGCATTCTGCGACTTAAAGAGAGATCCCAAGTAAGGCTGGTTAGAAATAAATGTATCTGTAAGTAAATCTGTTTCACCAATTCTAGAGATATAAACACTATATTTGGTGGAGTTAGATGCTAGTGCTATGGCATATTCAGTGTTTCCACCTTCAAGATAAACTGGTGCTTTAAATTCAACAGTCGTTGCTACAGAACCATCTGAAGAAACTACAACGTCTGATGGATCTAATACAATTTCAGAGAATGGAAGAATATGTTGTGTTGGGAATCCATTCTTCATAGATCTAATCTGGAATACACAAGGTATATCCATATCATCTTTTGTTCTAAAGAAGATATCACATTTAGTTACAAAAACTCCACCAGGATCTTCAACCAAGAATGATTGTGCTAGAGGGTCATACCATCCAGTATTTGCCCTATTAGATTCTTGTCCAACAACTTGACTACCAACAACTTCTGTTCCAAGATCACTATGAACTATTTGTTCTTGGAATTCATGTCTTTGTTCAATTCTTGCATTTCTAATAGAAAGAATATTTTCCTGAACAGTTTCTAGAGTTCCAGCAGCAGTATATGTTTCATCAGTCAGTGTATTACACTTATCCTGATTATTATCTGCGTCATCAATTAAAGTAAATGTCTTAGTTCCTGTTTCAAATCTTGGAAAATTGATATTATTTGGATTAGGAATAAAGAATGAACCACCACAGAATGCGGAAACATCTGATAGAAGTTTTACATCATTAATAGTTGCAAGTGCTCCACTACTTTCTCCCTCAAGAATCATTCCACTTTGTACCCATCCATAATAAGCTCCTTGTGCTTCAGTGGATAATGAGAAAGTGTCTACATTAACTATATCCGACGTTGATGAATAAGAAGCAGGTAATGTCTGATTAGTATAAGGATTGTCTCTAAATGTCTTAGTTGGAACATTATATGGACCTTCTCTATGATTTGATTGTGCAACTCTAAATTGAATTTCAGCAATACTATCATTAGTTATTTGACTCAATCCAGTATTATTCATTCTACCCTTTACAGTTTCACCAACCTGGAATGATCCAGAAGTCATAGTTACATCAAGTAACTTAGGAACACAGAATTTAGTAACATTCTGCCCATCCATGAATCCATATAACTGAGTTAAAGGTTTAACTTTCTTAGCAGTAAATTCAATATTTCTAGATCTCATATATGGAACAAGATCTCTACTTACAACTCTATCACCCACAGAAGTTTCATCAAATGTCTCATGTACAATAGTTCTAAGACCAGATCTTTGTTGATGATCAGTTTGAGTAGTTTGTCTTAATATTTCTTGTGTCGTTGTGGTTGATGTTTCTGTTATCCACTGAGCAGGGTTGTTATCTGGTTCACCATTAATCCAACCACCTTGACCCCAAGTGTTTGAGGTACTAGTTGTAGTTTGTGCTCCATCAAATTCTACAGCAGAAGTTCCTGTCCATGTTGTTTCCCATGCATTCCAGATAACTGGACCCATACCAGTCTGAGGATCAATACCCTCATTCCTTGACAAATTATCCATTGTGGCAGCATAGTTACCTTCAGTTTGAATAATCTTAGCATCAAGTCTTGCAGTATCTACCCATGTATCAGATGCAGGATTCAATTCCATAGTTCCTTGCCAGAAACTAATCAAGAAAGGAGTAACACTTTCAGATCTTGTAGCAAAATTCTGTTTAATCCATTCAACTTCACCATAATCCAATGTTATAACATCTTCCTGTTTTCTAACATTAACACCTTCAATAGTAGAAAATTGAAGATCGTCATTAGGATCATTACCAACAACTGGTCCAAATATACAATCAACAGAGTTTGTATAATGTCTTGGACGTAATTCTTTACGTTTTCTGTCTATACTATTGTTAATTTTAATCTTATTTTCTTGTGGTTGGAATCCAGTAAAGTTATCCACAAAGAATCCAGACTTAAACCTATTAGCACCATCTTGATCAGGAACAAAGAAGTTTGCTGTATTTGTTTCTAATAAAGAAAGAGTAGTATAATATTCTAAATTTTTAATTCTAGTATCAAGTTTCTTAATATCAGTCATCGTATATCTACGATGATTTAAGAATTGTAATGCAGCATCCTTAGTCGTATAGAGGAATGCTGGAAGACCTACACTTGCTATTTCTATTGCATCATCAACAGGAACAGGTTTCTTAGGATCTTCTGCAGGATCTCCATATTTTACTTGGAATCTTCCTTCTTTATTCAAGAATATTCTATCAATTCTTGGAAGATAGAATGAGAAATCCATAACAATGGACTCATCTGATGCTAGGATGCTAGGAGCAGAATCTCCAGATCCAGTGAAACTTCTTCCAAGGAATTCTAAAGGAGATCTATCTCCTTCAGCAACTGATGAAATTGGCACAACTCTTGGTCTTATATCAATAATATCAGCACAACTATGAGTATCAACTCTTGGAATATTAAATCCATATTTGAATTGATCATAAGAATTGATCGTTGTTATATCTCCATTATCACCAGAATCATATGAACCACTTTGGAAATATACTTTTATCTTCTTAGAAGGTGCATCAGAATCAGGTTTTCTCTTAATTATTCCATAATCATAGAAAGTTGACTCTCCACCATCAGCAAATGTATAATTTGATCCAATAGCAAAACTAGGAGAATCGAGAGTAGACACTATTGCCTGTGCTGAAGATTCTTGGAAAGTTACAGTTTCTCCTTCCTTAAATAAATTTTCATTTTTATAAAGAAAACTAATTTGAGAATCAGTTAATTTTTCTGCTACAATAGCAACAGCTTCACTATCTTGACCAATTATTTGCTCACCAATTATCAACTCATTAGTTGTTGTTGATTGAGTAACTATGGAAGAAAGATTTACTTTAGGGCAAGAAGGATCAGCACTATCTGCAGATTCAAAGACACCATGAATTGCTACAACATCAGGATTG